AGACCATCGTTAATCCAATCATTTATTAGGCAAAATGATTAGTCCACCGTGGAAAAATTTTAAAAACTTTAGGACAATTATTCGCAACAGAAAAACTTCTATTACGAATTAAACTATCCCCACTATAAAAGTGCGAAAGTAATTTTTCTGTTGGGTGTAGCACGGCATAATTTTCGACGCGGTGACCTTACGCCCTATGTAAGGATTTTTAAAGTACATAAAACTGTGATTTTATGGATAGTAGAATGGAGGACATCCCTGATAATAATTCAAAGAAAAGTCTTCACCAACTGATACGAATTTTCTCAACGTGCAAATTGCTGCATTGGGACGCACTACATGTATAACATGGGTAAAACGGAACAAACAATAATCGTTGCTAGTGTTCATAAAGGGATCTTTAGGACACAAAAAGCGTGCATTGGCATAGAAAGGTAACTCAACCTCAATAGATGGTTGGTATCTTGTTAAAGTTATATGAGAACCATTCAAATACCTGTGATTTATATTCATTAGTTGTAAACCCAGCGCATCATCTGTTGTGCCATCCAAAGCATATTCACCTATTGTAGATACAATATATTCTTGTGCATAATTAGTTGCAGACAAAATGGTTGAATTAGTGGTGTCAGTGGAAGTTAAAACATATTTATATCTTATACCCCCACGAAGACAACAAAATGCAGGTGCGAGATAATTAAGCAAAGTTGTACTACAATAATTTTGTGGTGTAGCAGGTTTAGTATTAGCACCACTCGTGGTATACCCTTTGAATGCAGGAAAATTGGATACAATTTCATACCAGACTTTTGTACCTGTAGGTCCAGCTAAGTATTTAATGGAGTGTAAATTATATCTTTTGAGCAATGTTCGAAATGAGGAAATATGCTCACCAAAATAAACTTCATTAATGTGATTGTCAACATCATTGACACAAATCAAATCTTCACTGGAAGCCTTTGAAGGTTCATTAGATTCATTTACTAAGTCCTCCTCATTGGATTGTGTGGCAACAAATGTATTTGGTAAATAGGTTATAGTTTCTATGTTGTATGATGAAGGAACTGCAAATTGTGCATCTTGCATGGAAACAAAAACATTAACAGCAACATTTTGATCTACTGCAATATTTGTAGGAGTAGAGAGTTCATTAAGAATATAAACTCCAATAACTCCATTATATCTATAACGATAAAGTGAAGTATATCTAGTAGTGCTATAATAATTAACTGTTTTAGATACTGTTCGAGTTTCCAAATATGAACGCTCATTGGCCCAACCTATATCAACAACAAATTCCTTATTTTCACCAATGTCAATAACACGAGTAAAGAGCACATTGGATTCATCAGAAGCAATGTAACCAGGATCCCATACTATTTTAAGACGACCTCTGTGAAAGTTTGAGCTAACTACTTGAAATCGATATCTCATAGTACCACGCCAATACTTAAAAGGCAATGCTGCAAAAGTACATGAAGGAACGTAAACTTGTCCAGTCTCAGAAGCTGTTGTATAATAACATGGACCTACTAAAGCATTCCATTTAAAAGTACCAGAAGCTTCACTCTGATTCCAATTAAAAGAAGTAAGAAAAGTCTCTTTAGCCGCAATGAAAGCCAGAGATAATTCATCCTCAGAACCCAAACCAAGAGTTCGAGGGTCTAGAGTAAGTTCTTGTTTAGAATCAACTGTGAGTTTAGTCACATTATCACCACGATCACAATTTGCCAAGGGACCTATTAATTGTGGGATCATGGGAGTAATGTTTTGTATAACAGCAGGTCTTGAGTACCCAAAAGCTTTGGCCACACCAGATACCATGTTTAATGCAATCTGAGTTGCTTTAGCGTATGGTGCTATGGTTGGAATGACCGACAAACGTCCAGCAATCTTTGCTGCAGCAGTAGCTGTAGAAGAAATAGGATTCGTAGAATATTCGTCAGCTTGTGCTACTAATCCACTAATGGAATTAGTTGTAACACAGGATAACTTCATATTTTCGGCCCAAGCATACACAGACACATTGACTGGATTTGTGCCTCCATTAGCGTGTTGTAATGGTACAAACTCACGAATATACAGCTTCCCTAAGTTGGAGAAATCACCGGTTGGCAAATTTATGGCGTCATGAGACCACAAATACGGCAAAATAATTTCTCCTCCTTGTGATGTAGTTGGATCAATATAAACGTGTAAGTGTTGGGAAGCTAATATGCGATTTTCCTCAATCAGTCCATCTAAAACTGTGACCTTGTCATAATTGACTAGAGGTACATAATGAGCAATCAATTTACCAAAGTAAAATCCATTACCATTAATGGTAATTTTAACATGTAGATTAGTGTGTGCCAAATTGTAGTTTGTTAACCTATTTGCAACACGCTTATTTTGGAAAAACAATGACCAAACATCTAAAGCTTGGTAAAATTTATCTATAATGCTAATATTCCATGTATAGGATCCTATCAATAGTGGTCTTGAAAAGAATTCGTTGGGTTCCATATCAGGCGTGAAAGCTGTAGTAAATGAAGCATCAGGAGAAGTTTCTTTACTAGCTATCCATTGGTTTTCTATATCCATGAATTTCACAGTTTCATGGTTTTGGGTTGGGTTGGTATTATATATATTTTCAGTAATCCTTATATACAAGTAAACATAGTCAGGATTAAACTATGTCACAGAACATCTTTTCGCT